ATTTCCATTGCGGTCGTACTGTTGTCCTCCAGATTCTACTTGCGCAATTCCACGCACGAGTTTCTGGAAATCATATCCTTGTCCCTGTACAAATCGGTTCATCTGCGCGTTCGGCGCTTCAAATTTATCTCCGCCCCATTCACCAGGAAGTACGGCTGCCCCGATATTCTCGAATCCGTGTGCAACCCTTACAGCCTCATCCGCTGCTGTGCCCAGTTGTTTCTTTGCATCTGCATACTGTGTGGGACTTCCGTTCAATGCCCACATAGCTTTCCCTAGATCCCAAATTGAAGCGACCCCATGAACTCCTACTTGTTCTAATCCCAACATCAATTTAATAGCTTCGCCAACCCAGAACACAACGTGCTCTACAGATTTTGCGAAGCTCTCGAAAGATGCGGTCTTGCGGTCAATGGAATCATCCCCAGAAAGTGTACCTACGAAATCATCGAAGTCAACGGAAAGATCAACAAACAGATTGCCAGTTTTCTTGAGAATATCCCACATCTGATTTAATGCTGGTACGAGATCATTTGTAATCTCGTCAGACCAACGCGGCATGTTGGCAAGAACGAAATCGTTTAATCGCTCAAGCTGTTTGGCAATTCCACCATTTCCGAAACCTAACTTTTCGAGTAGGTCAGACGCAAACTTCATGCCGAAATACTGGCCCTTTACTTCGAGACGCTGAAGTTGAAAAGTCACATCCCGAATCTGGCGCATCTGGTCTTCATAATTAGGACCGAGCATGAGCGCCAATTGCTTCTGATCGTCAATGAGCGTGTGAAATCTGTCCTGAAGCTCTTTCGTGCCAAAGAACACATCGTTCAGCGTAACGCCGAGCGTATCGAGCGCAGTAGTAACGGCGCGATACTGCTGCACGCCCATCATGTTCTGGGTAGCGAGTAGCTTGGTCTTCAGGTCAGCTTGTCCAAGCTTATCAATGTACGCGACAATGCCAAAACCCACCGTTGCGAAGGCGGTAGTTGCTGCTACCTGGAATTTAAGAAAGTCTCCTGCGATTCCGCCAACGGAAGAGGCTACCGTTTTTTCTGTTCCAGCGAGAAGATTAGCGAACTTGGCGAAGGATGCCTGGTCTACATTGGTGGATAGCGAGATCAGATAGCTCTTAATTGTGTCGGATTGAGCCATCTATTTCGCCTCCTGAGCCGCCCGCCAAGCTCGGAAGTCGGCATCGTTCTTATCCCGAACGTCTAAAAACTCATGCGCATCGCAAAGATCACGGAATGTGAAAACGCCTTCAACCACATCCCGATGCTTCCAAATTCCTGCGCTCACCGGACGCCATAGAAATGGGTCTAGGCTTGGGTACTCGGTTGGCTCGAATCCGCCGCCGGAGTCTGGTTCGCGTTCGACCCGGCTGCGGGAAAAAAAGGGGCGATATTGAAGGCGATGCACTGCTTTGTCAGTTCGAGAGCGGTAGGAGCATCAAACTCAAGATCGGGAATAGCGTAATGCCCATCCACGAACATGATTGGCTTGGCAATAGGCGTACCAAGGCGCGAGTCATAGCGACCGCAAACACCCAGGCAAAGCGCCATCACTTCAGCAAGTTCGGTGCGCGAAAGCTGCTCAGTGAGGAAAGCGGCGGTCATTGCAAATCCGACCTCAGGAGGAACGTCAGGAACCTTTACGTCGAGATCGGGGACCACTACCTGTGGAGGCGTGGGCTGCGATTCCTGAAAGGAGCGATACCGCTTGACGAACGTCGAGAAAATCCAGCTTCCATCAGACGCCTTAAGCATCCCTATGCGGTACTGCTGATCGCCGATAGTCGTATCTTTGTGATCGAAAGGCATGTGCGCTCCGCTTACTGGTTAGCAATGTTGGCTGCGGGAAGATTCCATTCAATGTACTCGCCCTTGCCGCCGTAAGGCTGCGGAGGCTTCTTCGAGAACGATACGCCGGTGCAGATGTTCTGATCGCCCGTGACGGGATTCTGAAGGTCAAGGGCAATCGCCGCCCAGTTGCTTGCGTCCCCATTCGCTACCGCTGTCTGGTGAAGATTCTGCGCAGACTTCAGGTAGGCGTTGAGCGCCGAGGTCTGCTGGCAGGAAATCTTGACCATGCCATTGAACCCTGGACTTACTGACACCATGACTGCCGCATCCGAAGAATTGTCCTGTTCGGTCCATTCATGCGTCATCTCCACGATGATCTTTCCCACACCAAGGTTACCGCCTGCGAGAATGAACGGTCCTGCGAGTGGAGAGGCAATTGCCCCCGTCAAGTCCTTGAATGAATACGTGGTGGTTCCGTTTGCCATTACGATCTCCTCTTACTGCTGGACCGATACTCCGATGATAAAGCTCTGCTGTGTGCCAGCCAGAATGACGGCGACATAAACGGGCATTCCCTTGAACAGTGCGCGGTCTGCGCTGGATTGTGTCGAGAATGAAGACGATCCAACCCAGTAGCCGGTTGCCAGTGCTGTTCCAACCGTCAAGCCACCAGTGGGAAGCAGCGGGATAGCAGGACCGTTCCACACGCCCCCGGCGATGAATCCGCGATTAGCTGAACGGCTGCAAGCGCCCCGCACCGCATTCAATACGAGAGCCTGGCCGGGATCATCCTGCGGAATCGAAGGAAGCGATTGGAGTACGTTAAGAATCGAAATCTGCGCATCTGCCGCCAGCATGTCGAGGCCGAGGACGGTCATAAAATTAAGGCCGTTGCCGTTCACGCCCTGATAGTAGAAATCGTAACTGTTGGCGTAGTTATTGTAGCCGTTGCCGTTGTTTCCGAAGCCGAGTCCCGGCGTACCAGCAAACACGTTGATCTGCGCTTGCGTGAGCGGTTCGGTCGTGCATCCTACTAGCGTCTTGGCTGCGAGAGAGAAGTTGCTGTTTGCCAAGCCGGTATTCAGGCCCATTGCCTTCCCCATCAGAGCGCCAGAGATGTAGGCGTTGTTCGGGAATAGACCGTCCTGCGTGGTGGAGTAGCAGCCGTGGGCGCGGCTGTAGTTTGCTGCTTTGATGAGCGAGAACACGTTGCCCACCGAACCAGCGAGAGCAGACGCGCTCTGCGTGCTGTAGAACAGTTGCATGGCAGGCTGCGTACTCTGCGCGTAGGCCGCAATCGCCACATTGTCAGAGTCGGTTGCCGTGGTGCAGTTGACCAGGTACCACGATGGTTCTGCAATGCGGCAAGCGGTCACGGCCTGGAGTGGCGTCTCGCCGATGGCCGTCACATTGACCTTAAGCCCAGTGCCAACACTGGTTCCTTGTGCGGTAGTCGAGAGAGCGGAAGAGGCGGTATAGCCGGTTCCTTGTTTTCCAGAGATGGAAGCCACAGACGTCACTACGCCGCCCACGCTGATTCCAGTCACCTGGCCGTAACCGTAGGATGCATTCGAGGAAGCAATCAGGAATGTGTCATTCAGCGCGTAGCCGGTTCCAGCCGCAGAGGAATCCAGCGTGATCGTCTGTATCGCTGTCGGGTCTTGGCACCCCATCCATAGGTACTGCGCTTGTGGTGATTGATCAGCATATAGCTGGGCTTCGATGTACTCCGGGTCCGCAGGTTGATAGCCGAGCGCCGCAAGAGAAGTCGTGGCTGTCGAGGTCGGAATGAGAACACAGCGCGAACCGGCACCATAGGAGGGAATTCTCCCACTGTTGCCGATGATAAGCGCCTGATTGAATGCGGGGACTGATACCCCTGCCGGAGTGATTGAAACGCTCACATCGCAGAGAATCGAAAGTGGAAGGGGCTGAGTCGCCATGTTCTCTCCTATAACTGTACTACCACATCGCTGATTATACCGTGTTCGGTTTCAAGCGTAACCTCTACGCTCTGCATGGTTTGCTTGGTGAGGGTATCGGTCACCTGTTCATTCATTCTTGCCGAGAAGTCGGTACGCTCCCACCATTGATTCTGAAAGAGTTCGGGGTTTCGTCGCGGGGTTCCAATAACTGTATCGAGGTACAGATTGGATTCCTGTAGAGCATCGTGAACGAAGTCCTGATAGAGACACGCCTTGACCTGTCGTGCCCGTTCGAAAGCATTGGGACCGTAGAAGATGAACGACAATTCCCAAACTCGCGTGTAGATCGTGGTTTCGATGAACGTGGTACCAGCGGAATCAACTGGCTGGACCTCGTGCGCCGTGTTGTAGCGGTCTGGCGTTTCGGTTGCGCGGATGAACACCACGTCATCCGTGATCGCCCACGCGGGAGCGCCTGGAGTGGGCCAGTCAATCCTCACCTGCGAGTAGGCCGTAGAGTCGGTCGGTCCTGAAGGGGTGATACCAAGGCAGCGCAGTACGATGTTCTGCCAGATGATAGACACCTGTTGCTGTGTCAGGCCGGTCGAGGCCATCGTTCCGACATTCGGTACCGCAAAATTACTCACCGGAAAGCCTCGCTGCGATGGCCTTTGAGAAACCGAAATCCTTCCACGGGATCACCACAACCACGCGGTATTCCTGCGAGTTCCAAAGAATCGTATCGCCCAGTCCAGACGCCGAACCTGCTGCCCGCGTCTTGTACATCGGCTGCTCGGAGATAAACCCCATCATGCCAATAGAGCGGTCGCCCTCGGGAACTTGCTGCAAGTCTTCCTCGGTGGCCGGCTGGACGATCCCCCAGAACGGTATTGCTGTCGTGGTAGAGACGTAGCCGCCCTGTTGAAAGCTGCCCGTCGAGCGATTGACCGTATACGCCTGCGCGAAAGCTGGACTATTGGCAACACGAGTGAGCGAGATGGTTGGCATTAGACCGCCTCCGCTACTTCGGTTGCTTCTGCCTGAGCGACAAACGCAATCTCGGTATCAGGAGAAAACTCCGCTGCATTGCCCGCATGAACACCGTCGCCCGATTCCGTGATGTGCGTGATTGCTCTGCGCATCTGTCCTGTATCAATACCAGGGCGGTCGCTCCCTTTGTCCCGAATCGTAGAATCCGCATTGGGTGCCCATCCGTTGCGAGGATCGGTAAACCAGCGTTTTGATGCGCTCTCGCCAATCTGGCCAGCGCGGTCGAGCGCATCCATCATGCCCGCTTCGTCGCCATCGAGAGCGCAAGTGGACGCCTTTGCGAGTTGCTTGGCAATGAGTGAGCGGGTCGGTTCCGCTTCAATGGCCGCTTCGATCACCACGCGGGGAGGCTGGCCGTGCAGCGGGGAGCCATTCGTGAAGATGAACAGCAATTCCGCGTTACTGATCTCGCCCTTCTTGCGCTGTCCATTCTCTTCAGGGATACCCACCAAAGCATCGGCACCATTGAGCGCAGCGATACCCTTGTTGATCTGCGACATTCTCGGCCCGCTGCTGGTGTAGCTTGCTCCCACTGTCACCGCCTGAAGTACGCTGGACCAGCGCCCACTACACGCGCCAAGGTTGCCAACTGGACACCGTACTGACTGAGCGTCCACGTTCCCCAATTATTGAGCGCCGTGAGCGCCTGAAGTCCCTGCGAAACGCCGTCTGCTCCCTGCGAGATGGTGATACCAGCCTGAAGGCTGTTCGCCACCACCTGATTTGCTGTACTCTGCGGGTTGCCTTCAGTCTGGCACCAGAGCGTCAGATAGTGCGCGATATAAAGCGCCATTCCCAAGCCCCAGGACTCCCTCCAGCGCGATTGCATGAGTGAGGCATAGGCGATGTTCAGATAAAGCTGAATGACCGCAAGAGGAACCAACTGCGCTTCATAGACCGATAATGTCACCGCGCCTGATGCTGTTGCATCGCTCGATATAGTCACAGTCGGAAGGTTTACTGATGTGATTACCGTTGACGAATTCAGCCCTTGACACGTCACAAATTGACCGATATTCAGGCCCGTTGCGGTTGAATCCACGGTGATCTCGTTGGAGCCTTGTACGAGCGTTCCCGATACCAGCGTTGCAGGTCCGAAGAACTTGGGATAGATCGCAAGAAAGTCATTCACCTCATAGGGTGGATTCCCAGTCTGCGGTATGCCAGAAGCCAACCCCATGAATGCGCTGCACTGGCAACCGTACTCTTCCCCAAACCCATAAATTAGCTGATAAAACAAATCGATGGCTTGCTCGGGGAATGCTGGCATGGTAGCTCCTGAAAAAAGGGGCAAGGCCGCAACAGCCCTGCCCCAATTGACCGCGTTGCGGATGCGCCGGCTAAATGCCGTACTGGTAGATCAGCGTGGAAGGCCGCAGAACCTTGACGATGCCAGTGTTGGCGATGTAGGTCGCAATGTAGGCACCTTCCTGAAGGCTAAGCGGTCCACCCATGCGCTGAATGTCCTGGAGGATTCCGAAGTTCACGAAATCATCGTTGAACACGTAGGAGGTAAGCTGCGTGGTGCTGTTGTGGCTAGCACCGCCGATGGTCTCACCCCAGTACGGGAGCGGGACGATCTCAGGCGTCTTGCCGTTGATGCTGATGCCGTAATACCGGGCCTTGATCCAGTCGAGGATGGTGGTGAATGCCGGAACGGTGCCGAGAGCGGAACCGAGCGGCAAAACCATTGGCTGCAAGAGGTAATCCCACTTGCTGGCCGGGACCAGGAAACGGTCGGGGATCGAATCGGGAGCGTATCCGGAATTCGCATACGCGAGTTTGGCCGCGCCCTGGAAGTCTTCTACAATGGCCATCGGGGTGGTAGTTGCACCAGCCCATCCACCCGTAGTAGCGCTTCCAGCTTGCTGGTTGACAACGCCGGGAACTACCGAATTCAGCAACCCCTGATTGGCTTCCACGCCCCAGTACACGCGATTGTCGAGCGTCTTGTTCCAGTCCGTACGCACTCCCTTGTCGAGAATGTCGTTCGGACTGCGGTTCGCTTGGGCCAGCTTCAGGGATTCAATCAGCGGGATACGGATATTCACCTGATAGGGCTGGGTGGGGTACACATCCTGCGAACGATTGAAATTCAGCGTGCGAATGTTGTTCGAGGATGTGCCGGTCGTGTTGGGGGAGGCCACGTTGTTCGGCGAGAACACGTTCACGAACTGCGCCGTCTCAGTGTCAACCCATCCACCGCCGTTCATCAGAGGAACGTCACGGAACCAGGTATGGCCCTCAAGCGGCATGTGCAGCCGTGGGTCAGGCTTGTTCAGTTCCGACTGGAGGAAAATCTGACCCGTTGCGGAGGCGTCCTTTGCCCCGAGAAGATTGCC